TGCTATTTCGTTGGTGTGTGGTGGTAATATAGCAAGGTTTTGCATATACCAATCTTCTACTAATAAGATGTGAAGTCGTCCTAACATATCACTATCGCCTGTTAGTCTTAGTATTTCTTGTCCTTTTAAGTCTTTAATCATCTCTGGAATAACAAATTGCTCAAATATCTCTGAAAAAGGTATTGCAAACTTCTCTCTTATGAAGTCAAACAGTTTACCGGCATTTTGGTTAAGTAATTGAGTTGTTCCTAGTGGAGTTCCTGAAGCTGGTGTTACTCCTTGCACAACCTCTCTTGAGTTAGTTAAATCGTTAGCAAGTTCTAGTATTCTGTTCCAGTCTGCTATAAGTTGGTCGAAAGCATCCATTCTTAATACTACTTGGCTTAGGTCTTCTGACTTAATAATATCTCCGTTCTGTAAGTCGGTTATAACGTTTTGTAATATAAGCTGGTCATTTGACTTTAAAATCGTCTTAGAAGCTAATTCTAAGCCTTGTGCTATCTGATTTCCTATCTGGTTGGCTCTAACTTGTAGGTCAAACAGTAGTTCATAGATACCCTCTCTCCACCATCTCTTTTTGTAACGGCTTCTATGAAATTCCTTGTAAATATCACTCATTTTCTTCCCTGTAAGTTCTTCTGCATATAAGATGTATTTAATATCAACTCCTGCTTCATTTCCTTTAGTTCCTGCTCCTATTACTTTAGCAAGGATATACTTATCTTCATCTCCTTTGGTTGGCTCAGTTCCTTGATGTTCTTTAAGGTCTGCAACGCTTATTTCTCCGTTTCTTTCGTAAATCTCATAATAAGGCACAGTTGTTTCTGTTTCAGTAGTTCCTATGTCGGTCTTATAAGTCTTTGTATTACATTCTTTTAGAGTTTCTTCTACTTTATCCCATATACCAGCTTTAGCTCTTAACTCTGAAGAAGTCATCTGATGTCGTTCAATAACTGGTGTATCGTCTAGTGTTTCAGCTGTTTGGTTGATTACATAGAAGTTTGAAAGGTCTACTCTTTCATAGCCTCCTTTGATTTTCTTCCAGACAACATTACCCCAGCCACTACCCTCCTCAATAGCTGAGTTGATTTCTTCTGCTTGTCCTGTTTCTCTTAGATATTCCTTTAGTTTAAGGTTAGATATAATGCAAGGTAACTCGTCTATTGGACGAGGTGAGTAAATGGTTATGTCTTTAGTATCAAAATCTATGTTCTTAACTTCACTATCTACTCTAGGAGAGATAATGTCATACCAGTATTTATAGTTGCCTAATGAGTCAATTTTACCTGTTGGATAGGTATGTGTTTCAAACAGAGTTATCCTGTTTACTGTCTTATATTGTGAGAAGCTGTAGTTATCAGAGATTTTAGCATCTTCGGTGAGAAATTGTTTTACCTCCTCCTCTATTTGGCGATTTAGGGATGTTTTATTCATATTGCTTACATTATACCACTTTTAATAATAAACTACAAATTATAGTCCTGTGTCGTTGCTTGTAACCCTGTTAAACCTTACTTGTTGTATTCTTCTTATTTCTTCTTGTGTAGTATCTGAGCCATTTAGCAAAGAAACAACACCATATCTTATCCCGTCCATTATATGATTATTAAAATCTTGTGGGATATTTATGATTTCTAAGTCTTTATTCTCCATCCAAGCGTAGTTCTCATACTCATACTTTAAGTTTTTACTTCTCTTTGTATAACTACATTTCTTGTCTTGAACTATCCCTATACTCCATTTAAGATAAGATTGTTTAGTTCCTTCTTGTTCTTCTTTTTGTTTTTTAGCTCCTAAGATATTAACACCATAGTCTGATATTTCTGCAATACTCTTTGGCTCTGAACTATCTCCTATGACTAGAGTATCTGATTCTTCTAAAGCAAGTATAAAACCAGCTATCTCTCCATTCTTCATTCCTTTACGATAAAGTCTTTCGTCAAATATATAACCACCGTTAAATTCCCAAATATCCGTCAATGTTGAAGGGTCGTTAGAATAGCCGAAGTCCATTCCTCTCCTTACAAGTTTTGCTTCGTGTGGTATCTCATCTATTTCTTTCCAGTCTTTGTAGATTCTACCTCTTACAGTCTCAGGGACTAATCCTTCCACAACATTGTAGTAATAGTTTGGTTTAGTTATCTCATAGTTCCTGTAGTTATCCATACTATCTTTAGACATATTCTTTTCATTATCTAAGTAGTTTGTTTTTATAAAAATTGTGTTTGTTATTTCTTTCTTTAACTCTGCTGTAAAAAAACCTTTAACTTTAGAAGGAAACAAATCAAACCACCTCTTTATTATCCAATGTGATTTAGGAGGTGGGTTAAGTAATAATATAATAACAATGTCTCCTTTAAGAGTTCTTAATGAGTCATCTAATTGCATAAAGTCCTCTTCAGGTATTTCGTCTGCTTCTTCTACAATAATACAGTTATAGTTTGCTAGTGATTTAAGTTTAGACTTTTGGTCTCCTGATGATTTCCTAAACCCTACAGCATTAATACTATTCTCTCCATACTTTAATATCATTGCGTTGTCTGAGATGTCTATTGATTTATCAATTTCATTTTCTTCTGTCCTATCTATTATCTCCCTGTAAATAGAGTTTCTTATATCTCCTAAGACTAATCTCATTATTGCACACCTAAAGTATTCAGGTGCTGTTAGTTTAGCTGTAGCAAACTGTGAAGCAACTGTTGACCTTCCACCACCACGACCTCCCATCATAATAAAGTATCTAGGTTTTTGTGTGAACAGTGGTTCATATTTTTTATTCACTATCTGTTGCATCTTTTTTAAATTCTTTAAATATTATTGTATTACCTTTTATCTTTTCTCCTCCACTTGTCAAATCCATCTTATCTCCATACTTCTTAGGTAATACTTTTGACAAATACCATTTCCTTACATCAACCCTAAGTCTATCTCTTTGAACTTCTCCTTTATTGCTTGCAATATCTTCTATGTCATCAAACATATTTTCTGTCCTTACATTAACAGCTAGTTCGTAGTTGTCCGAAAATTCTTTTTTCTCTTCGTCTAACAACCATTCGTGTATAGTTGAACGAACAGGCATTTCATTGTCTTCTGATATTTTCTTAAGACTCTCCCCTTCTATTATTCTTTTACATATATCATTTCCTAAGTCTTTAGTGTATTTTGTTGGTCTGCCTACTTTAGCCATTTTTTGCTTTTTAAAATTAACTTGTAAGAGTTTTATATATTGTAGTTATAGTCTATTACCTATTATTATATCATATCTAATCTTATAAGTAAATAAAAAAGCCAAGATTATTTCTCAGCTTTCTTCGCTCTATATTCTTTTCCTAGATTATGCTTTCTTGCTTTGTTCCATAAAGGGCTTTTACAGTTAGGGCAAATCTTTGGTTCTTTCTCTGCTCTTGGTATCCAAGAGTGGTAACATCTGTTACATTCATATTTTAGTAGATTCATAATAATTTTATTAATCAATAAGAAATTCTTTTAATTCTTTTTTAGTGACAATTAATAAATCTTCTTCTTCTTCATCATCATTTTCTTCATCATAACGAAATATTCCATTAACAGAATAATCATTTTCTTTTTCATCAACAAAATCTATATGAACATAGCTGTAACCTCTATTTAATTCAATAAACTCCGTTAATTGTGTTTCTAATTTATCCATAATATTATTTATTAAGATTGATAATTATTTTTTTCTTAAAACCCAAACTTCGTTCCAAAAATCATCTGAGTTTTCTTCTGATAAAGATTCTGAAATTCCATTTTGTCTTTCTTCTAACTTCTTTATCTTTTGTTCAATACTCACAAACTCTTGTGATAACTCTTTTATATTTGTTTCCATAATATTGTTAGTTAAGGTTTTTATTATTAATGCCTTTCTTAACTATCTTAATTATATACCTATCATAATACAAATGCAAGTGTTATTTTAGTTCAAAGACATATGTTATACTTTGTCAAATAACTATCCTATTATATACCTATATATACAGGATAGAGTATAAGACCCCTACTTTTTAAATTGCTTAGAACTTAATTTTACTTGTCGTTTTATTAAAAAAGAGGAGATATTTTACTATCTCCCTGCTTTTTTTATACTATGATGTAATTTTCTATGGCAACTACTACAAAGTGTCAAAAGGTTTTCTATTTCATTATTTGCATTCATTTTTATTCTGTTTTCTGTTCCATCTATATGATGAACAACCAACTTTTCTTTCTTACCACAAATTTGACATTCATTATTATCTCTATCAATAACTAAATCTCTATTATTTCCAAATCTAATTCTATCA